TATTACAAGTTTAGTAGCATCAGGTTGGGTAATTGAACCACCAAAAGGAACAAAAGAAACACCACATATGCAATATACTAGAATTATGTTAGAAGTCCAAGGGAAAATGGCACAAATACAAAAAATAATTCCTTTATTGGAGGTAGAAGAAAATGGTGAGAAGTAGCACGTTAAATAACGCATTGAGTAATAACCAAAATCAGACATTTAAAGCAGTAAATAACTTACTGACTTTACAAGAAAATCATGTTGAAGAGTTCTTTCAATATCATGGTGAAGATTTCTTGCAAGCATTTGAAAAATTATTAGAAGATGTTGTCCAAAGAGTAGTATCAGATATGTTGGCTAATCTACAATTTAGTTTAGATACTACTAGTGGAACTATTACTTTAATTGATAAATGCCTAAGTGACTATCAAAGAATTACTCAAGAGAATATTGACTTAGATATTGCTCAAATTCTTTCAACGGCAGTAAATTCTGAAGTCATTATGCAAAGAAAAATGGCTAAACAACAATATCTTGAATCGCAAGGATTTTCGCCCTCTACAACGGGCCAAAATACGCATCAAACGGTAAATGCAGGGGTTGGCATGGGTGCGGCTCAAGGAGGCTACGGAGGGGCCGCTATGGGCATCAATCAGGGCATTCAAAGCGGCTATCCAATTCCCCCAAATGGCTATGACCAAATGAATAACCCATATTGGATTGACCCGCAAACAGGACAAATGAGTTATTCTCCACCAAATAGCGGAATGGGACTTGGTGGGAAATTAGTCAAGGCTGCTGCTTGGGCTAAATGGCTTGCTTAAATTAAATGAGGGAGGAATATGAATGAACACCAATTTTTGGTGGTTTAAGGTTGATGCCAAAGGTGTCAAGGAACCCGCTATGGTTCAATTAACCAAAGAGAATTTAAATCTAAGTATTGGTGAATACATTGTTAATCCTGATAATAGAAATGTGTTAGAACTCATACCTGAAGCAATCAAAAATATTGAAAAAAGAACTAAAAATAATATCCCCGGTTCTAATGAAGTTAATATGGAATATTTTAGAGATAATCTAAAAACTGCATTTAATGAAGTAATGTCATCGGAAGTAAGAGATTTAGTAAATAAACATATAGATAAAAATGAACCATTATTCAAGGAATTAAAAATTTCTTCTGAAACAGAAACTTTAGAAGATTTAACTGATACTCAGTCTGCCCGCGATTTCGCTGGTTCTGCCTTATCTTTAGATAAGGATAAAAGTAAAGCCCAAAAGGATTTATTAAACCGTAAAGTAGATTATACTAATGATGAGTTTTTTAAGGGCGTTGAATTAAATTTTAATGATATTACTGCTAAAAAATCTTCTATAACCTTTAAAGTAGATTTAATATCATCTGATATTACTGAAAAGAAATTCAAAAAGGTTTTTCCAAAATCTGCGGTAAATATTATCGAACATCCTAGAATGAAAACTTCTAGGGGTGGTGGGCCTTGGGTTGGAACAACCCCATATTCTGGTAGAACTGAAACAAGTAGTATGCATGGAATTAGGGAACAATTTGATAGAGGGGCAGGAACTACTTCTTTCCCTAATTGGGCCGGATTAGATGTTAATAAGCATACTGCTAAATATTTAGAATTATTGGATAATTCTTGGAAAGCAGAAAATAAAACTGATAAAGCAAGATTGGCAGATTTAAGAAGATTTATTGGGGATAAAACTTTTAAAAATAAAGATGAACAAACTAAATTTATCAAAGGTTTAATTTCAAAATTAATTTCTCTAGGGAATGCACAAAAAGATGCACCTAAAGCAAAAGCAATGAGTAAATTTAAAATTGAATTAAAGGGACCGGAAGGAAAACTTTTAAAGGAAGCCCTTAAACAATATGAGAATAAAAAAGGCGGAGAATCATTATTCAAAAAATTCGTTCAAGGTATAATTGATAATGGTCAATTGTATAAGCATTTAAGAAAGGCTCATAATGTTGATTTTAGTATAAATGATTTATCTGAATTTGATATTAAATTAACATTTAATACTGATATAAAACCGAATAAATACGGTGATTATGCTTTAGATTCTACTATAAAAGAAACAAAATCTCAAACTGTTGATTTATCAGCATTAGTTACCGCAGAAGGTGTCACTCAATCAGTTAAGCCATATATTGCCGGAGATAGTAGGAAACAAAAAGAGAGAGCGTTTAGAACCATGATTGATAAAAAGGGATTTAATCGTGCAAGAAGTTATTTTACTACACAAATAAATAGTCATATTGATGAACTTAAAGAGGCGGCTGCTAAAATTAATGTGGCATTGGAGGCATAAAAATGAAATACTCATCCCCTTCAGATTTTACTGCTATTAACCCTAGTTATTCTAATGGTAGAGGTTATTATACAAATGTAACTTTAGTAGAAAATTTATTACAAATCCCCGCATTAAGTGGTTCTACTAATCCTAGCATTTCTGATGTTGGTGAATTTATTCAAAGAGCAGAAGATTATGTTGATACAAAAACAGGAACATCTTATAGGGCAATTACTTATGTAGATGAATATCATGAATTTAATTTTACAGGTGGTGTTTATCCCAGATATTGGAGTGATTATGTAGGATTTATTCAATTATCTCAACCTTACATTCAAAAAATCTTAAGATTACAAGTTTGGAAAGGAAATTCATGGGATGATTTGGCTTCGGCTACTGCTAAAATTACTGTTGAATCAACGAATAATGCTGTTACTAGCACAATAACTTTAGGATTACCAAATGGGACTTCAATAGTATTAGATAGCGGGTCATTAAATACTCATTTTAATAATGAATTTGGTCCTAAAACTACTGCTCAAGAAATTGCATATCTAATTAATGAAACTTTCCCAACTAATACTGCTTCAGTAACAAATGCAACTGCATCTAAATCTGAATCTGGTAATCCTTCTAAATACTTTTATGCAACTGTTGATACTGAAGATGAAAACACAGTTATTATTTCTTCTAAATTACCTAGTGATGATGGTTCTGCTTGCACAATTTCAGCAACAGGAACAGGTTTAACAGTATCGGGTTTTACAGATGAAGAAAATATGAAGAGATTAGGTCAACATTGGAGAATTGATTCAGAAGGTAAAATTTTCTTTAGGACAACTTTCCCATACTTAAGGCAGAATTCGATTAAAGTTACTTATATTGCAGGAAAACCTAGAGTTCCTGGAATTATTTCTGATGCTACAACTAAACTTGTTGCTTGTGAAATTTTAAGACATGATGACCAAACTGTTTTAATTTCAGAAACAGGCGCACAAATTGATACTAAAGGAAAATATGACTTACTTAAGGCAGAAGCAGATGCTTTATTAAATATGAGTAAAGAAACTATTTATTTAATAGAGTGATTATTATGGATGATATAGAAGAATTAAGATTAAAACTAATGCGTTTAAGTGAAGAAGTAAAACGTCGCCAAGATAGAGAAATAGAATTGGCAGCATTTTTGAAAGAAAATGACCTTGATGCTAATTTGGCTATGGTTTCAGAAGATAATGCATTAAAAGAGGCATTAGAATTTTTATTACTTAGTCCTGAAGCACAAAATAAATTAAGTAAGGCTATTATAAAAGGCTCTTTTGGGGTGGATTTGCTTGGATGAAACTACATTTTTAGTTGCTTTAATTGACCCTGTTGGTGCAGGTGTTACTTCAATTAATTCCGATACTTCTTATAGTAGTAGTAATAGTTGGGCTAAATCTTCAACAACAGTTTTAGGGACAAGTGTTATTAGTCCTACTGTAATTGATATTAGGACTACTGCGGCAAATAGAGGAAGAAGGTATGATATGTCATCTGGAGATATTGTTGTTGCATATGAAGAATCACAAACATTAGATTATCCTACTATTGATTGGTCTGTAAGAAATGAAGGTTATACGCTTACATTACACATTAGAACAATTCAAGATGAAAGAGGGGTTAGCGACGAAAACTTCGCCCGCGACAGATTGGAAAACCTCTATAAAGTGGTAAGGCATAGGTTGGAACAGAACCGGAAAGGTGCTACTATTGTTATTGGAAGTCAAAGTAAAACAATAGACCAAATACACACAGGTTCCAGAACAGAATCTAATGATAGAAACAAAAGACTGTTCGGATATAAATTAACTGTTGAATTAAAGAAATTTGCAGTTACATTACCTTAATAGTAAGTAAGTAGGTGAAAAAATGGTAGACAATACAGAAATTTGGACAGGGGCAAACGCACATTTAACGTTAGTCCCAGAAAGCAATTTAATGCTAGGTTTTGCGTCAAATACGACAAACTTAGCAAGTGCAGTAACGGCAGAAACAAGCGGAACATATACAGGTTTGTATAAACTTGATTTAGGTGTTCTAAATACTAAAAGCACTAGCGGTGCTGCGGTTAGTGGAACAATGAAATTAGTAACCGGATTATATGCTGGTTGTATTGCTGATTTCTATACTCATGGTAATGATTTGAATCATTCTTTAGTAGTAGCAGATAATTCTGATACTGAATTTTATTTTCACACGGATTATGCTAATTCGGCATTAAATAATGCAGCGGCTTATGTTGTTCTAAGAAAATTTGGAACACCCATTCCTGGACCAATTACAAGTGCTAATCCAACTTTACTTGCAGATAATTGGCTAGGATTAGTTAATACTGCAACATTCCCCAATGTTGAAATTGAAATGAAACAATTAAACTTAGCAATTGGTGGAAGTCGAAATTGGACCCATCAATACAAAGGTCCAGAAAATGCAACAGGGGCTAATTTAGATATTAGTGCAAATCATGGTGCATGGTTATATTACGCATTAGGACAATGTTCAAATATCGAACTTGGTGCAGATGGCGTAGGATGGAATAATGGTGCGGCTACACCAACAACGGCTTATACAATTTCAGCGTTTAGTGGAGATACTTACTTTTTAGAGGCTGAAGGCGCAACAGGAACAGGAACTTTTTCTTCACAAGGACCGTTCTTTTATCGCGCACCTGCTGGAATAGGAAGTATTCATCCACCTTTGGTTGGTGGGCAACATACTGATGGAACAGCAATTGGTTCAATTGATACATTAATTGCCGCAACACAAGATGGCAATAATAACATTGTAGCACCAATTGAATATACTTTTACAGAATCTAATGGTGATTTATTACCGTCATTTAGTTTAGAACATACTTTGTTTAAATCCGGACAATCTGTTCCTTATCAAGTTGATGCAGATGATGAAGTTTGGACAAGAATTGCAACCGGAAATACTGTTAACACATTAACAATGACCGCTAATGAAAATGAAGAATTAAAGATTACTGTTGATATGGTAACTAAGGCTGTTTACGAAGCACCTGCAAATTATAGAGCATTGGGTGGTAAATCCTTTACAAGTGTTGATAGCCTACAAAACAAATCAACCGTGCAAGATTTCTTAACACCGTTTATGTTTTATGATGGTAGCATTTCAATCTTTGGACAACAATATTTGAAGATTAGTTCAATGTCTTTAACCATTAACAATAATCTACAAGAGAAAAGATATGTTGGTAATTATGATAAAAAGAGTAAGAGTATTGTTCCAGCACAAAGAGATTATGAATTAACATTTAGTGGGTTTGTAACAGATAAAGCATTATTTACTCAATTGTTAAATGAAGATGAAGAGAATACTAGTGCTTATATTGACCTACATTTCACTAAAGATAATGGTGAATACATTAGACTTAAATTTAAAGATTATTACCTAACTTCAAATACTTGGCCTATTCCTGAAGATAAAGGGCCAATTCAAGTAGATTGGACTATTAAGCCTAGAAATCTACAAGAATGTAAAGTAAATACACATTGGGTTTTACAGGGGTGATTAATTTGGTTAGTATTAAAAGTTACACCACTTCAAATGCAGGACAGGCTGCAAAATTGGCTGCAAAAAAACGTAAGCCAAAAATTATTAAAAAGAAAAAAACAACTGCCTCTAAAGCAGAAGAAGCAAAAGAGGAGTGATTTCAGTTTCCACCATGTATGTATGTAAATGGTCGGTGGATGTGAGAAAATGTTTGAAGAAAAAAAAGTAGTAGGAAATAAAAATAGCCTGTTTGCGGAACAAGAAAGTAAATTGCATTATGTTAAGGTTGCACCAGATTCAGATGAATATCTGAAAATTTGGATTAAAGAGCCAACATGGTTGCAAGTTGAACAGGCGATGAATAGTGTAATGAAAGTTGATGCACAATCAAAATCTATGGATTTAGATTTAAATGCAATGTATCGCTATATGTTAGACAATTTCATTGATAAGACAGAACCCCATTTGAGTTCTGTTGATTTAATTAGACTCAAGCCCTATGTGGGCAATCAGATTAAAGATATTCTCCCAAATCCTTTCGAGGAAATGCAGGAGGATGAAGCAAAAAACGAAGAATTAGAGATGCAGTAAGAAAGGGAACAACAGACCCTAAAACTGCCTCTCTATTAGTCGTTTATTCGCTATCAAAGGCATTAGGTATAAGTCCTTTAGAAGTGTATGAAATGCCAGCAAGTTTAGTAACTGATTTATTAAGTATGCACTGTGAAGTTGAAAAATACAAAGCAGAAGAATTAGAAAAATCAGTAAATAAAAGTAGTAATTCAGCAAGTAGTTCTATAAATAAATTTAGGTGATATTTTTGTCCTATGAAGATACTAAAAAGGAAGTCAAGGAAATTGACGACGCTTTAAGTAATCTTCAAGAAACAATTTTAAATGTAAGAGATACTAATAAAGAAATGGGTAGAACTTTTGCCCAAAATGCTTCAATGTCAAAAACTTGGACCGCAGCATCAAGGATTCTTTCGGGTTCAGGTCTTTGGAAAATTCAGAATAGAGTAAGAGCCGTTATTGATTTAATGGCAGTATATGATACAATGCAAGAAAAATCTATAGAAAATACAACCAAGCAAACGAATATTATGAATAAGTTTGCTAAGGCTCAAGGTAAAAGAATTGAACTTGATGAAAAATTAGCATTAATTAAAACTGCAGATTCTGGTATTATTGAAGCAGAATATGAAAAATTAGGTATAATAGATGCAATGGGTAAATCTACTGAACAACTATTAAATGAGGAATTTGCTTCATATGCTTTAGCCAAGAAAAAAGGCGCAACCCATGAGCAAGCACTTAAGATGCTTGAAATGGAATTATTGCACACTAAGAAATTAGAAGAGCGTCAAGAAAAAAGAATTTTTGGAACAGAAAAAAAGAAAGAAAAATTTAGAAAAAAGCAAGAAAAGTGGTTTCAAAAAAATCAAGCAAGAATAGATTTACAAGCAAAGATAGAAGAAAGAAAGGATTTAAGAGCAGAAGCATCTCAAGAAAAATTATTAGCATTAAAAAGAGAAGCAGCAACTATGGTTGAACCAACTCTTTTAGAATTATCAAGGCATTCTCTTGATACACAAGCAGATATGTTAGCACAATGGGATAACATTCATAAACAAATTGATGATGTAACTGAACAAATATCTGATATGGATAAAGGTGCTGGAGGTTTATTTACTGATATGGTTACCTTAATGAAATCTGATGCGGGCAGTATTGGCGATAAAATATTTGGTAAAAAACAAGTAGATGAAGAAGGAAATGAAACCGGCGAAAGAAAAGGCGGTATGCTTGGATTATTAAGAGCAGCAGAAAGAAGAGAAAAATGGGAAAATTTCTCAGCAAAGATGCAAGATAATGCAGGTAAGTTTAGGGATAATATAAGAATGAAATTATTACCTAAAATATATATGTTTTTAAGAAATATGTTTATGGGATTCATATACTTTACAATATTCCTTGCAGCAGCATTTGTAGTATTTAAGTTGTTACAAACTGCTTGGAATGATTTTACAGGAAGATGGGATGAAATCTTCCCTATATTTGACGAAAAATTCGCAGCCATATCTGAGTTAATGGATGATTTATGGACTAGCGCAGAAGATTTATGGTTAGCATTTACTACCGGAGGATTAGGAGAATTTATTAATAAATCGTTTGTCTTTTTGGGTAAACTATTACACTTGGGTATTAAACTTTTAGGTGTGATTTGGGAAGTAGCATGGCAAGTAATTAAATCATTATGGAATGGTTTCTTATCATTATTATGGAAACAACCTGATAAAATAATTAAAGGTATAATGATTGGGTTAGCAGTTTGGGGAACGTGGATGTTAGTTAAATGGTTGGGAGGTCATCTTATATCTACAATGACTGCAATTATTGGTGCAGTTCCAATGGCTATAATTGTTGCTGGTGTTGCTTTACTTGCATTATTTGTTATTGCACTACAAAAGGCAATTCCGGGTTGGTCGCAAGGTGGTGTTCATGGTGGTGGTGTTGCTATGGTTGGAGAAAAGGGTCCAGAATTAATAAACTTACCTTCAGGAACAAGAATACATTCTAATAAAAAATCAAGAGGGATGATTTCTGGACAAACAAATAATATAAACGTATCTGTTAATGGAAGAGTTGGTGCTTCTGATTCAGAAATTAGAGATATTGCTAGAAAGATTGGACAACAATTAAATAGAGAAATAAATAGAACTACAAGTTCTGCAACAAGGTTGTGATTAAATGCCCTCATATACTGAAAACCATAATGTAATTTTGAATTTAGCCGCTAATGGTGAAAATTCTGAAAGTGCTTGGCTTACAAATAGAATTGCTCTTAAGGCAGATAATATAAGTATTAGCACCACAAAAAATGTTCTTGCTACACCTTTACCTTTTACTGGTATTTATTATGGTGAGGCTATGTCTGTTTCGCTAGATTGGGGTAATTCATCTAAGACTTTATCTTTAAGTGGGATTTTAACAGACCAAACCATTAAGAAAAAATTTAAAGGTGTTGATGATGCTAAAACAGTTTATATGACGGCACATGAAATTGCTCAATTAATTCATTCATATGTTGATTCTTCATTTATGCAAGAACATCAAAACTTAAATTCACTAATTCTTTTAATCCCAAGTAGAGTAGATAAAGACTATAATTACCATAGCGGTGTTGATGAAAATACTGATGCAGGTGATTGTCCTTTAATTCCTTTTACTTACAAAGTTAGAGCAGGTTCAGGTGATTCATTGGATGCTGCTTCTAAATTTGGTGTAGGAAAACAATTAGGAGATTGGCCTGATACTGTTAACGCGACTTCAGCACCAAAAAATTTACCCGGATTTATTAGAAGTTTCAATACGACTTTAATGGGTGGACAACCTTTTATTGAATTTAGTTTAGATTTTGAAGTAGCAGTAAACCCAATGACGGAGGGAGGAATATGAGTTATAGAACTTTAGTGGGAACTAAAAAGAGTTTAATCTTTCCTGTTATGTGTTATGGTGGATTAAAAATGCCATACGATAGTAATATCCCCGATGCAAATACTTCTGGAACTACTGATGATGAACCTTATGGTGTTTTTGATTGGGATGATTCATTCACTATACAAACTATATTAACTCCTTATGATATTCATGGTTTAGGGTGGGGTGCAGTAAATTCAGATAACCCTGTTTCAAAAATAGGAATAGTTACATCAAAAAAAACTATGCCCGGAAATCAAATTAAAACTTATACCGTCAAGGGGGTTAATATGAATATGGCTAGTAATACTTTAGAATCAGATATTTATTTACCTTTGGCTGATAAAGTTGGATATGAAATGTCTATTTTTCATAATACTAACGTTCAATTATCTTTAATTAATACCGCTGATTCAACGATAGAAACTGCTATGGCGGCTGGAGTTCCACCAAATACCCCATCAGAATATAAAATTAAATTTACAGTAATTGCTGATGGTTCTAGTGATAGTTTAACTAGTGATAAAGTAATTACATATGATTCAGAATATGCACCTAGAAGATGGGAAGATGATAAAGGTTATAATTCTATGACTGTGGGGTATGAATTAGTTACTGCCGTTAGTGGTGCATCAGGTTCAAATGCTTCAGTTTCAAATGGTGACCAATTGTTTGTTGTAGGAGAATCAATATATGTCATAGACCCAGCAATTAAAAAATTAGGAACAGTAGCAACTACTAGTTCTGGTGGACTTTCAATTACTTATGAATCTGACGCAAGTGCTTCAGATATTACAAGTGCCTTTCAAAGAGAAATTTATAGAAAAGCAAGACCTGAAGCATTATATTTAATTAAAAATCATCATATTACTGCTATATTTGATGTAGTTTCTGGAGATATGTCCATTTACTATGATGGTAAATTAGTAGCATCAAAAAAACATTCTGCTGCACCAATTGCTAGTTTTAATTTTGCTAGAGAAGATTGTTATATTGGGACAACAGTATTATCAAATGTAACTAAAACTAGAAAACAGTTTATGGGAGAATTACATGAATTAGCAATTATGGGTGGAAAACAAAATAGTTTTACTACCTTAGATACTTTAATGCCTAATTTTAGAAATACATTATTGTATCTTAATTTTAATGAGAGTGAATTAAAATGACATTATATGTTTATGACGCAGGTAGTAAATTAAATGCTACTCCCCATGATGGCACAGATGTTGCCACAAATCCCTTAATTGTTAATACTGACGCGACAGCAAATGTTGGTGTTGTTTGTTATGAGATAAGAAATGATAATAGCATACCAACAAGTGCAGGAACTTTTACTCATGGTGGTAGTATTTATCCGGGCGTTTCTTATAGTGCTTCTTTTGATGTATTAAATAGAGAATATCCAGATAATACAACTAACGGTTCAGCAGGTGCTACTGATGAAACAAGTTTCTTAAATAATCTTTCTACTACTGCGGGATATAAAATACATTGCGCAACATATGATATTAATGGTATATTAGTTGAAGGAACTAGATTTCAAGGAGATATAACAACTAATGATTATTTTGTTGTATTATTTGCAGATGACCACCTTAAGCATCATGTTGCTAAAATTACTGAAATTTTGTCTGATGATATTACAGGGGATGGGTTTGAATTTTCTCCAAAATATTCTAAAGAAATACCAGTAGGAACAAAATTTGCAATCTATAAAGGCCCACTTGTTTCTGACACTTCTGTTGTTGCAGTTGCTTATGGGTTAGAATCTAATATAGGGACTTTAACTAGTGATTCAGATGTTGAAGATGGAACCGGACACGTTAATGATGTTAGGCATGGTGGCATTACTTATGGTGCTAGACCTTTATTTTACTTTTATAATGATAGACTAGATAAACCCAATGAATTAAACCATAATACTAAATATAAAATTCATTATTCAAAATATGATTCAGGAGTATCTGCACCAAATGATAAATTGCATGATGTTAAATGTTTTATGACTCAAGTTGATTATAGTTTAAAAGTTATGGATTATAGTCCTTATACAATGAATATTGAAATGACAGATATGAATAGATATAATGATGGAATACATTTATATTCACCTGCGAGCGGAGTAACTCACGATTATAGTAGCACAAAGAATTTTAGAAATTGGAATAATTGTTTATTAAATTGTAGAAGAAGCAATAAAGATATAGTTGCTTATTCTAGTGCTGATTCTGAATCAACTGCTTCAGATTTTGTTTTAACAAATAGCGATGCTACTGTAACTTGTGGTTCTAATGGAAACATTTATGTTGGTATGTTTGTTACTGCCCCAATATCAGGTTTCCCTGCTAATGCAACAGTAGCATCAATTAACACGGGAACAGAAGGCTCAAATGTAACTTCTTTTGAATTAAGTGCAATCTATACAGGTTCTACACTTTCTGGTCAAACATTAACTTTTACGACTAATAATAAAGTGGGACCGACCAAATATTTACATTATGATGATGCTAGAGAAACATTAAATTATATTCCAGAAGTAACTGACTTAAATATTTATGATTCCATTAATAAATCTGGTAGTTATGCTGATTTACAATTAGTGGACCAAAGAAGAATTTATGGCACAAAAGTCAATGATAATGACCCAATTATTATACGTAAAACCATAGGTGATGGAATTATAGGTGACCAGTATAATGCTAAATTGCCGGGATTAGTTTATTGCACAGCAGGTTCACCAAATACAACACTAACATTTAAGGGTTTAAGTAAAAATCAAAATTTAAATTTATTGTTAACTACTACTGAAAGTAGTGTCCTAAAAAGTAGTATAATTTTATTGGGTAATTATTATTATGAAATAGATACTGTTGGTGGTTGGCCCACTTTTGTTACAGGTAGCACAACAGGAATGCAACAAACTGTTGAAATAAAACGTTCTAGACATATAGATGAAACTGATTGGAATTATTTAGATTTCTATGTAAGAGAAACTTTTTCTGGAGAACCAGCATATAGAAGGCATTGGTGTGATTTAACTGAAACTTTAATGGTTAATTGGAAAATTGATACAACAGTTAATCATGCTTTTCCCTTTAAGGGGACTGATGGAACATCTCCAACATTTTATTATTTAGGAAATGAAATTTCTTCAAATGATAGTAGATTATCAAAGCATAGTATTTTATTAACAGGAAGTAAATTAAATGGCTATAAATTTGATATTGATTGGGGGGATTATGATAATAATTTTGTGAAATTAAAAAATCCTAGACAACAACTATTCCAAGATGAAACCACTGAAGAAAATTCAAATATATTAGATTATTATTTAGGTGGATATATTTTAGAAAAAGAAGTTTTTAATGGTAGTGTAGAAAATTTTGAAGATTTTACTGAAGATGGGGCGTTTAAATATAGAATGGCTGGTAGAGGAAAAATTTCTAAATTATTAGGTCCAATCATTAATAGGAATTATACTCATAGTAAAGATATGATTTATTCTACATTAGGTCCTATTTTGGAAAATGTAAATACTGCATCAATAGTAACTCATTCTAGTAATACTAATTCAATTGGTGCTAGTCAAATTTTACTTAATGCTGCGCCAACAAATGTATCTGTTGGAGATTATTTATTTAGATACACAGGTGAATTTATTGGGCAAATTTCTGCAATAAATACTTCACCCCATTCATTTACTTTAACTGAAAGTTCTCTTAGTCAAACAAACCTTAGTGAAAATTTGCAAATCGCAAAACCTAATATGTTATCTTTTTCTAAAGCAATGTCTGTTAATACAAATACCCCCAATAAAGCAACATCATTATATGGGACAGCAGAAAAAGGGTTACTTTTTACGGGCGGTAAAAAATTAAAAAATATGTATTCAACTAGTGCGGCTTTAGAAGGCGTAGATTTATCTGGAACTTCTGCTAATTCTCATTCAAATGCTATTGGTTATCATATTAGAAGTCCCCAAAGTATAAGACAAGGTGAAGATTCATTTAATAAATGGAAAAATGGAAGTGGTGAGGGAACAGGTTCAGTTATTAATATAGATTATCCTTTTTATTGTTATTTAGGAGATGAAACCGATACTTTTGAATTAACACCTATAGATACAGTTAATTGTTTAACTGAATATTCTGTTGTTTCTATTGTTGAAGATGATGAAGGAGGAAGCACAATTTCATTAGCCCCAAATATGCCAACAGTATTGGGTAGAATTGATTCAAATTATTATGATACAACAGGTGAAGTTTTAAATGAACATCTTTCTATTATTTGTGCTTCAACACATAATAAAGGATATGTTGGGTCTATATTGGTTCATGTTCCTTTTGACCCACATTCGGGAACCGCAAGTGACCAAGTAAGAGTTAATGAATTTTTTGACTTAAAAGATAAACATTTGTATAATAATAATAAGCAATATTTAGGTAAAGTCATGGGAGTAAGTGCGCCTGAAGGGTGTAAAGTTGGTGGCGCACATAAAGAATGTTTTATCATATTAGATAGGCCACTTGAACATGGTGTTGCTAATACTGATAAATTTTATATTATATCAGGAACGGTTAATAGTTTAAAGGCTACTGCTAGAAATCATGGATTATATTTACTTAATACCCAAGGGTTAAAATCTGGAGGAACATTACAATTATTAAACCCATCTCTTTCTAGTGGTAAAAGACCAGTAATTTTTAATGCGCCTAGAAGTAATGACTCTATACAAAATTATACTGTTGCTTCTGATGCTAGCATATCATCATTAAGTGACCAATTCGGCTCATTTTCTTGGAGATACTTTAATTTACAAAAAGGAACTCCTGGCGCAATTTATTATAGAAAATTTAAATTAAAAGATGGAACAAAATCGGATTTATATTCACATAAAACTGGGAATTTTTCAGCATATGCTAATTCCATAAGATATGAACCCATGAAAAGTGGACCTGTTAGACATTCATATATGGGTCAAGATAATTATTATGATGATGACCAATATAAGCAAGGTTCTCCAGAAACTAGGGGAATTAAACCGGCTGAAGGTAGTGCTTTTTCTGATTGGAATATTTTTTCAGATGAACAAATAGTAAATTATGATTACATTCGTATTCCTCAAAGTAACAATTCAAATGGTGGTGGAGGAAATTGGGATGATTCTGTTAGTTCAAATACATTAACTACTTTGAAAAATTCTAAAATTAATGGTTTTACTAACAATCCTGTTACCATAGCAAAAGATAATTTTGAAATTATAGACCCTAAAGTGACTAGGACTTTCTTATTCGGTAATTGTGATTTATATCCAGATAGTATGAGAAGAAAAAATCACATAGGAAATATTTCAAGGGATTTTTCTGGCTATAATATTACTATTAGGTCTAAACCTATGTTAACTGCTAGTAATATACAACATGAAAATTATGCAGGAAGTTTATCTTACTTAGAGGAGAAAGATTCAAATTATCAAACATTAAGTATTTCATCCTCTAATATTAATTCTAATGAAATGAAAAGGTTTGGATTAATGAGATTAACTGAAGTTACTTATGATTGGCATTTTAATGAAGTAGACCCAGAAAACCCACCTCCTAAATCAAACATAGTAGAACCATTTTATTATACTCTATATCAAAAATTAACTGCCATTAACACATCAACACTACATATTGATGCTTATGGGACAGGTTCAGATTCTAAGAAATTAACAATGAGTGATGCATCAACGCCAGCACTTAATTATTCAGCAGGAGATGGCATATATTCTTCTGATGGGCAATTAATTGGAATTGTTGATTCAATAAGTGGGGCAACAATTACTTGCACCGAAGACCCATTTTATGTTAATGGTAAACAACATATTAATCTCCAAATTGCTAAAATTAGTAAAAATCCATTAACTAGTAAAACTAGAGCAACTTACGATTATAAGATTTCAGGAAGGGGTGGTAAAGAAATTGCGACAGGAAAAGCCTTTGATGGCACTACTTTTTCAGGAGATAAATTAGGCTTACATATGCTTCAAGGTCTTATTTTTAATGGACAACTTAAAACTCAAGGTTATGGGAATTATGATAGTAATAGTAATATTTGGTTTCAAAATTATGCGGCTATGTATCTTTCAGCAACTAATGATGAAAATATGTCTGCTCTTTCTAAATCTTACCTAATGCATTTTATTATTCCGCCAATTTTTGATGGCGCATTAGAAGGAAATAATCTTAGTGTAACTACTGCTGGTGGTGCAGCAACTCATGTTGATTATTACGATACATCATTTATAGTTAATTTGGATAGAGATGTAGTTACAGGTAGTGGTGGGTCTAACAAAAATCTTAAAGCAAATGATAGATTGTATAATGTTAATGGGCAATTTTTAGCAAAAGTGGTTAGTATTGGTGGAAGTCCGGGTGATTCTGCACCAACAACAATTAATACTACTAATTTTAGAATGGGTCATCCTGCTGGTATAGTTATGACCATAGGTAATAAAACTAATACCGATTCTTATAATGTTAGAAAAGTTGGGGTTGAAAGTGAATATACTGCTGATGGCCGTTTTGGTGGAGGAGGTCATGTTGGTGGTAGAAAAGAAGATATTTCTTTATATGAATCAGCCGTTAATGACTATATTCATCCTTCTAGGGTAATACAAGAACTTAGTCGAAGTAACGCAGTTGACCGTTCAGATAGTGGGGTGTATAGTTCTTTATGGGATGGAAATGCTTATGAAGATTTTGTTCAAGAGTTTGACCATACTAACCCATCAGAACCAAATTGGCCCAATATATCACCCGCTTCTTTAATGAGTTCTGCCAATGAAACAATCGTTAATACGGGTGGAACACTTTATGATTATAAAAGATTAGTTTTCTTAGATAGATTTGGAATCGAAGGTGCAGATAGAGAAACTGAAGTTGGAATGTCCACATTAATTGGTTATGATGGTCACCCAACAATTCAAATGCAAGGGAGAAATTTAACAGAAAATTGTCTTCAAACTCTTTATGCAATTAGAACTTTGCAAAGATTTTCAGAACAGTATGTTAAAGATAATGGCACATATGCCACATATAATCCGGGAGATTCTAATGATGGTGTTTCAGGGGATGGTGTATATGCAGTATTCAAAGGATATTTGACAACATATACTACTGCCATAACAAGTCATACTTATTCTAAGTCAGTAAATAATAATGATGATATTTGCACAATAGAAATAAATAATCCGAGGTCAAACGCCGCCTACAAAAATTACAATAATTTCTTAGATTATTGTCCAAATTTAACAGGTTGTTATTTAGTATCAGACGAGGCTAAATCGTTCAAAAAACAAGGTAGTTCATATAATATAACGACAGCAAAGGAATCTATACACAATCATGTTCCTAAGAAAATACATTATATCATTTCACATACGGTTGTTGAAAAAGGTAATGCAAATAGACATAGTATTGTTATAGATAATTGCCCAAGTGGGACTTTAGATACAAATGGTTATAGAATCATGCGACCAAATCAAGTATGTATTACTGAAGCAATGGGCCAAGAAATAGATTTATATAAAATGAGTTCTAATTATACATTAATGCCTAATAAAAATGAAGTTTATGGTGATATAGGTAGTTTTGAAATTAGTGGTGCGGTAGAAAATGACCATCTTAAATCTCATATGGACCATAATGAGGCTATACAATCAATGTTTGTAATAATTAATAATGACCATGCATATCGAACGGGAGATATTTTACCAAATGGAACAACTGTTACTTCTACCGTAGGAAATGCAACTTCTAAACATTTAATTCCTAGAGGTGTTAATTATGACCATATAGATGGGTTTATAAGAGATAATGCTAATGAATCTATTTTTAATGTTCAGGACTCTTATAAAATGTTAATAAATGATGGTAATACAAAACAAAATGCAGTTATTACCTTTAATAATAGTGACAGAATCGGTGCATCTTTACTTTTATCTGAACCGATTAAAAAGAAAATAGGTGCAGTTTCATTTGGTGAAATTTTTACAATTAATACATCTGAAGAAATTGAAATAAAAAATGTTGAATCTGCGACCATTGGAACTAGTGTAACAATATGTAGTGAAGTTGAATCAATAGTTAATGATTTATTAGAAGAAAATAATATTATTTATACTCAAGATACTGATGCTTCAGGTAAAAAAATAGAATACCCTTATTTTACTAATCCAGATATTAAAGGGGCAGATTTATACAACACTATTGATTATTTATTATCATTTAAAAATAAACAAATTATATTTGAAGGAAATGATGTAAAAACAACTAAATTAACTAACCAAAATAGATATACTGATATACATTTAAATTATAAAAATACAAAAATTAAAATTGCAGAATTATCTAGAGCAAAATCAGTATTTGACTTTTATAATCATGTTACAGTATATGGTAAAAAACATAAATCCATTAGAAGAAATAGTAAAAGTGTAAAAAATATTGGAAAAAAGGCATTAGAAGATTTTAATGAAAATTTAGTTACACAAGAAGATGTTGATAGAAGGGCGCAATTATTATTGTCACAACATAGTGAGCAAGAAAAAAGAGTGACAATTAAAGTTGCAGATAAAGGATTGGAATTATTAAAAGCCGGTGATATTATAACTATGGATTTTAAGAGGGACCATATACCTGTTGATGATTATATGGTTATTCAAATAAGACAGTTAGGCACAGGATTTATGGAATTAGAAATAGGTAAATATAGAATGGGATTAGAAAATAGATTAGCAGAATTATTAATGGATGGTAAGCGGGTTAATTCATTATTGAGAACAAAATCATTTCCTTCAAATCCAATTATAGAACAACATTCTGAAACATTAAAAATAAAACCATTAAAACTTACAGCATACAAGATTTTAGCAACGGGTTCACAGTTAGGCTTTAATACCAACATGAATTTCGTAAACCTGATGGGCTTTGGCACTACATCTACCACAAAGATTTTAGAAGAAGATTTAACATAATAGAAGTGATTAAAATGATAACAGACACAGCAAGAAGAAAAGTAGCATTATACTTAAAAGAAATAGTTGATTACGCTAATGTGGGTGTTGGCGGAAATGCCAGCAGCCCCGCAGCAGGTAGTTTAGATGTTCCAATTTTAGCAAATACTACTGTTACTACGGTTAATTCAGAATCTGATGTTAACCAAATTGATTTTAAAGCAACATTTAGTGGTAGTCAATTACAAGGTAACACTATTAGAGAATTTGGACTATTTGGTAAGTTTCCATTAGATACAAGCCATAATGATATGGTTGATGCAGATGGTTATAACGCAACAATTTATGATTCGGTGTCAAATGCCACCGGAGATTTAGAAGAAAAAATGTTTGCTAGAGTTAATTTTGATGGAATAGGGCCATTCACATCAGATGACCAAATTGAATTTATATTTACAATGGAGGTGGAATAATGTCAACATTAGAAATTAAAAACCCAGGATATATTAGCACATTAACTAAAACTGCCGGTGTTCCGGGAACAAAAACAGTAGATGAAACTGATTTTATTCATACAGGTTTAATTAAAACATTGGCTTTACAAGCAAGAGGAAATTTTGCTGTTGCTAATGGTGCAAGTTCAGCAGATATGGGTTTTAAAATTACACAAAGTGATGTTGGGGGTAAAACTAAACTTACTGTAACAACGGGTAAAATCTTTAGAGATGGTAAATATGAAACTGTTCCAGCAGAAACATTTACTGCAAATGGGACAACTTCAGTTCAATCACCGGCAGTAAGTTTGACTTCATTTGACCAACCAACAAGCGGTGTTTCTTATTTCTTATTAGTCGCAGATACTACACCAGAATTACAAATTAGGGGAGATAAAACTGTAACTGATAGAGTTCCTGATTATACTGCGGGAGATACAATTATTGCATTAATTAAAATGGATTCTGGAGATGCAAGCACAATAGCAAGATATGTTCAATATTTAACAACAGATAAAACTCAAAACTCATTATCAATTGGATATGAAAATTCAAATGCTTATGCTGAAGCAGCATCATTAACAGGTAGTTCTGATGGTTTAGCAGTTGAAGGTATTACTACATTAAAACAGGCTTCAGGTAGCCAAAGTGGGCAATTAAGATTTATGGATAATGATAATTCTCATTATTCTGGATTTCAAGCGGCAGCAACAACTACAAGTAATTCTGTTTATACATTACCGGCAGCATTTCCGGGTTCAAATAAAATTTTACAAACAACCGCAGCAGGTGTATTATCTTGGGAAGATAATGCAGCATTAGATATTGATGGTTATTCAGCATTAGGTGGAACAGGATTACATCAAACTCAGGACCATTTCGTATTTTCCGATAATGGGACCGAAAAGAAAATCACCTTTTCAAATCTACAAGATGCAATTTTTGCTGATGTTAGCGGTGATGCTACAATTGCTGCTGGAGGTGGTTTAACAATTGCGGCAAATGCAGTAGAAGGTTCTATGTTAAATTCTAATGTCGCAGGAACAGGATTAGATTATGGTTCAAATCAATTATCTGTTGATGTTTCTGATTTTATGACTAATGGTGCAAATAACTATGTTGTTACTGCAACAGGAACAGATGGTATGAATGCTGAAGCAAATATGCAATTTACAGGTTCTGCTTTATCAGTTACAGGCTCAATTGCAGCATCAACAACAGTAACAGGGGCAACTAATTTAATCGCTTCTACTCAATTTACAAGAACACCTGTTGGTTTAGGTCTTACTTCAGCAGCAATAGGGTCAGCAACACCAATTCTCCCTAAATCAATACAAATTTTAGAAGTTTTACCTGCCGTAGATAATTTCTTTGCTTTACCTGATGCTAATGCTCTTCCTGCTGGAACAATTATTACAGTAAAAAATCTATGCACTGTTGATGCTAAAATTATACCAACAGGTGCTAATGTAATTGATGGTGGCGAAATTCCAGCAGCATTTCCAAATGGAATTACTTGCACTAAAGCAGCAGGTGGTGTTCCATATTTTATTACTTTACCGGCGTTAAGAGCAATTACAGTATATTCTTATACAGACGGTGGTTGTGCATTAAATACACCAGATTTAGCGATAGGTTTTGCTGGCACACCTATTTTCCAAGGAACAAGTGGTTGGTTGATAATTGGAACATTTTGATTAAAATGGATTAAATTAGGACTATTACACAGGCCTTCTACGGCACTTTCAAATGTGCGGTGGTAGGTGGACAACCCCCCATTCAAGAACGTCGCTTAGAGGGCATCCCTGACCCCTCTACGGGCCTATTCTGAAGGGGTTCAATCTGTCAAATCAGACCATCCAAAATGCTGTAAGAAAACGGACCCAAAATATAACATTGTAAAAATTGAATAAAAAAATTTTAGGCCGATGAAGTGCTAACTTCACCGACCTTTAAATTGGGGTTATGTTGGGTATTGGTCCAAAGACCAAAGCATTCACGACATTCCCATATTTTAATGGAATCTGCCGACCCAACATAAACCCCTATAATCCTCTTAGGTATCGTTTTCAAATCGCAAAGAGGACAATTTACTCTTAATCCCATATTTATCTTCCGCCACTGTCCCTTTTTACTTTCTTCATAATGTTTTCCATGTATTCTTCAATTGTATCTTCTGTAACTTGCGATGTTCCAAACGCCGCAAAGAACAACAATGTAATTACGATTGAAAAGATTAACCACGCAAATACTTCACCTGTTTCCATTTTTTTCACCATTCCATTTTTAATTCAACATCTTTTTCTTGCTCTATACTAAACGCCTTTACTACATTATCTAATCCATGATGATACAAATCATATACTAATTTACAATCCTTAAGACAATAATCTACTACTTCTTGATATTCACCGGCTTTCCACATAGCAGGGGCCATAATACTTTCTAATGATTTAGTTTCCCCTAAAGTATTATCCACTAAATTTTGTAGACTGATTCTTTCACCATGCTGTTTTACAATTTCTTTACTTGTATCAACATATTGTTTTTCTGATAAGAATTTTCTAACACAATAAATATCTAATGAATCTCTAAGAACAGGTAAGTCAAAAGCCACAATATTATGTCCTAATAATTTTTCTCCTGACTTTAGTATATCATCTAAATCATATTTTAATTGTCTAATTGGCAATATTTGTGTATTTGATTTAGCAATAATTTTATCAGTCACATCTTCATCGACATATATTTTGCCAATTTGTCCATCCCACGTTGCCACCGTCGATACGAGAAACATATGCGTATTGCCCCAACCACCGATTTCCGTAGAAAGGTTTTTAGTTTCAATATCAATTGCTACCACCATATTATTCACTACCGTTATTGCCCCATAATTTATTAAGTTGCTTTTCGGTATCACCTTTCACATCAGGGATGGTAAAGGATGGTTTTACTAAAAAGAAAACCAAATTTGTTCCTGCTACATTTACGGTAGAAGCGGGATACCACCCATCTTTACCTCTAGCATTTAATTCTTCCACAATAGCCTTTGGCCCCTTTGTTACATCAAATATCATGTAATCTGTTTCATAAGTTACTTTCATTCTGTTCCCTCCAATAATTTAACATATACTGTTCTTCCCTGTTTATCAATTTCAAATTTATGGGCAATTTTTTCCCACGTTCTATAAAATTTGGCTTGAGGAATATTATAATGGGTTTCACAGAATACTCTTAATTCTGCTTTATTAACCCAACCTTCTTTCTTATCCATTCGATTGTATGCCGCAATATAATCATTTAATCCTGCATCTTCAGCAATCGAAGTTCTTCTAACCTTTAGGGCTACAATCATCCAAGCAACAAGACTCATATAACCTTGTCGGACAATCCACGCCGCTTGTCTTACATTACGCGGAAAAACAATCCATTTTTCATTTTCGGCTCTTCCGGGCGTTTCAGTAATAGCGCATAATACTGCAAGTTTAGTAATATAAATAAGTGAATTTGTTTCAAACAAACTAACAATCTTTCTTACTTCTTCGGGGACTTTACTCAAATATCTAATCATGTTGTCATATTCCATTTCAATTAAATCATGTATTCCTTCGCTAAATGTAACCATTTGAACTTTTTCTACATCTTCTGCTCTTTCCTTTACAAGACTGAAAAGAGTTAACAGGGCTTTAGCAAATTTAAGTTGAGGTGTTTCTCTTTTCTTAATGCTACCAATATCGTGAATTAAAGTCTTTCTCATTTCATCAAGAATATATTGTGGAACTTCTCTAACATACATAAACATTCGCTGAAGAACACCTTTAGTTGCAATAACTTCTGTTAGATGTTCAGGAACATATGTTGTTGCCCATACTGCTCTTTGACAATCACAAGTAATAATTGGACCATGTGCTAATTTCTTTTTAATTAAATAACCATCAGTAGTTAAAGTATTCATTAATTTTTGGAAATAAGTAATTACATTTTCTTTATGCGCACCTTTCTTAAATACCCCACTTGCTTCAAACTCATCGAATAAAGCAATTCCGCTACCTTCAAGCGCACCATCTACTTGTTCATCAATTTCTCTTGGTTCACCTTCTTCACCATAATTAGGATTAGGAACTTTTCTTGTTGAACCAATTAAAGCCGCATCTGTATAATCAACAATATCAAACATATTAAAATCAGTTTCATGCACATTGTTAATATATTCAAACGTTTTTTCTACAATCTGTGAATAAAAATCATTCAATACTGATTTTCCACTTCTTGCTGTTTGAATATGAGCAACATGGAATCTTGTATCTTCGACAGTATATCCATAAGGTATATGCACATAGTCTTTAATAATTTCTCCTAGTAAATTAAAATATGCTAATGTTGCTGGAAATTCATTATATCTGGAAACCTTTCCAAAAGTTTCAACCCATTCTCTAACTAAAGCGGGTAACTGTTCATCTCCCTGAATATCAACAGGGTTTTCAATTGCATAGTATTCATCTTCTTCATTATTCATTGTTTCACCTTCTTTTCTGAATTTAAGACATTTAGTATTCTATCTGCGACAATATCACCAATGCCTTTAGCGATTGTTAATTCATCTTTATGGCTATCGCCTATTTCCATAATAGAGCCATTGAGTTTTAACAACTCTTTGGCCTTCGCACTACTAACCCCTTTTATAGTAGTTAGCATATCAACGCGAACATCATTTGTCGCTATTCTGCGTGGTATGCTTGGCATAATAACCTTTCGGTCCACAGGGGCCATTTTTGATAATGTGATTATCTCGTTTGCAGCATCTTCAACACTATCTCTCCAAATTACACCAATATCATAATCTAATCTAAGTCTACCAATTGCACCCTTAAATTTCAATTCATACATATTTTTCATTGCTTTTGGATTTGGGTTATTAAACGTCTTTATGTATTTCATTGCCCCTAAAGCCTCTTTAACAGAACCATAGATTACAACAAAGTTTTTATTATAGTTACGGTCCATATTATCTACTTGAGTCCAAATACGTTTACTAATTACAGAATTAAGAAAGTCCATAGCCGACTTTGCTTCAAAACAAACATCACCAATAACGTAATCGCCAACTTCAAGCCACTGTTTCTTATTTTGTATATTCATCTGATTTGCTTTCTTTTCTATTAATTCTGCTAATTTTGAATTTTCTCTACTATCTATTAATAGCATAATTATACCTCCGGAAATCTCCAACACTTTCCTACACAATAACCCTCACTAATCAATTTTTGACAAGTTGGGGCCATATAACCACCATCGTTATTTACTGTATACCAAGCATGATAACGAGTAACTTCTTCATCCCAATCTAACCAAACACCATCATGTTCAGCAATCTTTTTAATCTCATTAACTATCATATCTAAAATTTGAGCATTTTTATCTGCATCATAACATTTCTTATTTTCAGCCAATAATGTTCTATACCAAGATACTAAATAATATCTTGCTTGATGCGTTGGATTCTCCACCATGATGCTATTATTCAAACAAGGTAGAATTGGTAGTTTTCCAACCCGTTCAACCGCACTAATTTCAACAGGCGCGACGGAAATAGAGGGGGCTTTAGGCCACGACACCTTATTTTTTCCATACCTTATCGGGGGAGAGAAAGTCGGTTCTTTCGCTAGAGCAATTATATTGCTAACAGTTGTTAAATCCCCACGTTTTAGTGGAATACAATACAAACACTCTTCAGTATTCATATTAACAGTATTGGGTATTCGGCGCAATCTTCGGGTTTGAACCCCTGATTTATCTAATGTCCCGTTTACTGCAATAGGATATAACTTATAGAAAAATTGTTGAATATCTCTAATATTATCTGAAATCTCTCCATAGACAAAAACATGAAAACCGTTACCACTAAAAAATATCTCAAATTCATAAGCATTTTCAACTAAATAATCTACAACCAACTTAGTATCTTGTAAAGATAAATCTAAAGGTTTACCATGTGAATCAAAATCAAGAAATAATCTGTCAAGAATTACAGAAGAAACTACTGCTTCATTTGAACCAAATCTTCTATAATCATAAACACTTGTATAACAATTCATTTTATTATTAAAGCGTTCTAAAAAAGTTTTGAAGCCATCCTTAGAATGAACAATTTGTCTTTTTAATTGTTGTTTTTTACTTAAATGACTTCCTGCCCATACTTCTCTTGGGTATTTCATACTCTTTTCACACCTTTAGGCATATCTGTTCCATCAGAATTTTTTACAGTTTCTTTAGGTTTATCTTTTTTTGCTTTAGGTAAAGGAGGTTGTTCTGGAATTATAGACAAATCCTCCGTTGGTTCTTGAACGGGTGGCTTAAATGAAACAGTTGCAGTTTCAAAGTATTTTTGGAATGAATTAATAAATTCTTCTTGCAATATTCTTCTACATTCAGTTCGGATTATTTGACCAAAAGTATTATCTGCATCAACCTTTGAATGCCATACCAATTCTAGAATTTCTTCTGTTGATAACTCACTATACAAATCATCAGCCAACTCTTGAGAAATTTCCTTTAGTTTTAGTAATTTACTAAATTCCCAATCGCCTTCCTTTACAATGTTATCAATTTTTTCTCTCATAGCCAACCACCTGTATTCATATTGGCGTCAATTGCCGCAGGACAAATACCTGCAAATGAACAATGCACACACTTCTTATGAAAATAAGAAGGAGGAAATTCATCTAATTCATAAGCATAAAGTAATTCAGCAATTGCTTTGCTCATAGCACCTTCAGAACGCTTATTCACTTTTTCTACTTCAACATAATTAGATGCTGGATAATACCAACCCCAATGTGTAACTTCTCCGTCCCAATCAGGGGAAGCATCCATTAACATTTTGTAAAAGGACATTTCTCTTCTCATCATAGTTTTCTTACTATCTTTCCAAACACCTGTCTTAAACTCAAAGGGAATAAAGAAATCCCCTTCTTTGTAAATTCTATCAATGATACCTTGAATATGAACCACATAGTTTCTATTCAATGGGTATTTTGGGTTATCATTCATTCCTACCATAATTTTAGCATCTAATTGTAATTCATTACCAACAGGAATAAATTGTTCCAATGTTCCTGCATCTCTAGAATCAACAAATCGTTGTGCTTCAAATGTGGCAATTGTATCACTCATATCAACAAAATCATCAATAGGAAATAAAGAAGTAAAATAGTCCTTCAATTCAAAAAAGGTCATATTTTCTGCTTTCTTAATATCCATATCATTATAAAATGCTTCATATGAATCATGCAAAATTGTCCCTTTATACATAGCATCTGTTTGGTCTTGAGGTCGTCTATCAATATATGAATATTCATATTGCTTCTTACACCACTTAAAAGAACCAAGTGAAGATTTTGTAATCTTCAAAATTGGCTTTGTGGGGTCATTTGCCCAATCTGTATTCCATTGATAAGTAAATTCATCTTCTGGTTTTGGAACGGGTCTAACCCAATTTCCTTCTTCATCTTCATGTCCATACGTTCTAATATAACTCATTTTACATCCACTCACTTAAATTTTTCTGTTTTTCATCTATCATAAATTCTCTAACATTCCAGCCCATAGCATCATAAATTGGCTTGGCCTTTTTAACAATTGCGTTTGCATACGCACCCCAATCAGGGGTATATTTTTCATTAAACTCTTTCATCTCCTTAACAGCAATATAACTTGCTCTTCTTTCTTTTCCATTTGGTAATATGATAAATTGAGGCCCAATTATATCTGAACATTGTATGTATAAAAAGGAATCTTCAATAGGATTATCGGGGTTAATGTGTTGATTGTAATAACATACACCCGCCATTCCACCTGAAATAGATTTGTAATCTTCTATTTTACGTCTAACTCTCTTTTGTTTAACAATATCAGATAATTCATATCTTCCATGTTTTGCATCATTATAAATTCCTTTACAAAACATATTTATTTCTTCTAGCGTTTCTTCTGAAACCCACCGTTGTAATAATTCTTTTTGAAAATCACGACAAATTTTACTTTCGCTTCTTCTCTTCATAGAATATCCCGTTACAACAAATTCGGGATTATCTAAATAATAACCATCTTTCCAAGATATAAATCCTGCATTTCTATTTTTCTTAATCCCAACACCTAATGTTTTATAGAACTTTTCAAATTCTAATTGAACAGGGTGATTATCTAATTCTAAAACATTAGGAAACGCTTCTTGCACCTTAGCATTGATTTCTTTACAAATTACTTGTGCCTTATCTACATTTTCAATAGGAATGTAGACTGAATCTGTGTGTGCATAAACTACTTTCATTCTTCATCACCCATCCATTCCCATATAGTTCTACTTTTTGAAGTTGTATATTTTTGCTTTATTCCGATTTTAGGATTAGCATATAGTAAATTAGATAATCTTTGGGAATTAACAGTTAAATGTGTTGTGCCATAACCATGATTATTTGGGTAATTATTTAGAATATCCATTAAATCACTTGTTGTGAATTCACCAAGACGTTCTGCTTCTTTATTAATTCTATTTTTAAGAATTTTATGTCTAGGCATTATTCCATCTCCTGTGCCGTAAATGCCGCTAATCTTGTTGCTTCTCTTGCACTTGCAGTAATTGAAGCCGCTAATGTAACATCAGCCCAACCAAACCCTTGATAGGCCAATACACCATAAAATGACGCCATTAATCTTTTAACAGCCAATTGATTATTATCCCAATTAAGTCTTTCTGCATCACTTGTTGCTTCTTTCTTTCTACGCTTATATTCGTCACGTAAAGTTTTCAATTCTAATACTGAACGAGGTAAAAGTCCTAATTCATCTGTTTTGAAATACACCCATTTCTCTTCAGTTACAGGACTTAAATCTCTTGGTGTCATAATATTTACCTTAAATTCAGTTGGTATTGGACTACGAGTTTCCCATGAAATGTTTCTTGCAATCATCATTGATGGGTATAGACCTGCGAAATCGAATGCCGCTACATTTTGATATAATCCTTGAGTCCCATATTTCTTAGGTTCATAGATTAGTGCGCCATCGTATTCTTCGCGCATTTTAGATTTATCACCTGTTGGTGCTTTCCACCATGCATTACGCATAAAATAAATACTACCCATATTTGACGCATAAAAGCAAGCATCAAATGGTGCGACTAGTAATCTTTGTAATGCTAATACACCTTCAGATAAAGCCATTTCTTCATCTAAACGCTTAAGTAATTCACTATCTTTAAGAGCATAAGTAAGATAATTTTCTGTATCTTCTAACCACCCTCTTCTAAAAAATTCATTCTTATCGGGAAACTTTTCTGATACTAATTTCTTATCACCCAATACTAATTCTGATACATAGTCAAGTGCCAATGATGGTAATGTTCCACGTTGCGAATCATTCCATTGTCGCTCAAAAGCAAGGTCTAAGTTCAATGTAATTCTTCCGCGTATAGGTTGAGAAACCGGAGAATACTTATCAACATAATCTGAAACCTTTCCTCCTTCAACACCTTTCACATCATTATACGGTGAAAGTAGTCTTGGGTCAATGTCATTATACGCAAGTCTATGAATCAACTTTGGCATATCTGCAAAATTACCAAACCATGTAATGAGCATATCGGGGTCTTGTTCTCGCATATCATTAACATATGCTTCAAGCATTTCTTTTTCACTATCATAAGCATCCCCCATGTGAGGATGTATTCCTTTAGGTAGCCAATAATAAATTGTATATTTGTCTGTATAGTTATCGTATAGAGATATAGCCGTAATCGCATCACCATGTATAGGGTCATTATTCACCCATTCCATATCCCAATACCACTTACGCATATTGTATTCCTTTATTTCTTCTAAGTTATCAACACAATAACGGTTGATAAACGGAACATCACCCTCATACGTCTTAGGCCACATCTTACGCGCATACTTAATATCATCAGGTTTGAGAACTTTTACCTTCTTCAACTTCTTCTTCTGAAGATTATACCATTCACCTTCTTCATAACGGAAAGGATATTCTAATTTAATACGCTTCCCATTGACTGATACCGAGGTGGTATAGGCTTCCGGCTCATCCTCTAAAGCATAGATATAGAAATATGGGTCGAAATCTGTAATCGTAGATTCTTGTCTATTCCCATCTTCATCACGCCATCTTAGATTTATAGCACGATTTGCATCTGTATAACATATAATCATATTAATCACTCTAATGGGTCTTTTATATTAATATCACCAAGAACCCAACGAAGTGCTTGAACAACACCTTGAAGGGCTTTAAAATTTCTAACGTGATATACTTTATCTAATTTTCTTATTGCAGAATGAGCCTCAGTTTCATGAAAATTCATTTTTCTTTCGGCTCTATCTAACATATCTTCAATTTCACCCCAACTTCTATCGTAGGTAAAATGTTCACTATCTTGATGGTCACTTAATTCTTTCGCCATTTTTTCACCCAATTACAATCTACACAAAATATTTTTTCTTCGTCACCCATAAATCTTCCACATCCACATTTAGGACAATGAAAATAATCTTTAATTTAAACCACCACATAAGGTGCGCGAGCAATTGTCACGTTAGGCATAGTAAATACAACTACGCTATCGTCATTAAAATGAATAGATAATCCACTTCCACCATCAACACTTTTATGAATAGGTCCAGTAAAATCTACAATTGCTTCTCCCATAGTTAATATACCATCTTCTTCAGTCCAATAAGTAGCAAACATTTCATTATTATGATTTGAGGTAATTGTTACCCCGTTATTTGCAACACATAATTTATACACACCATGACCCACATTTTCAGTAGATTTCATTGCTGAAATAAAATCATCTGCTTGCACCAAAATCTGACTAGTTAATTGAGTTTTACCCCAAGTTAACGGTTCTAATTCCCATCCCCCAAAAAACGCAACATCTTTAGATTTAAAAAATGAATTTAATGCCGCTTCATTTGGGTGGACAATTGCAGAAGGAAATTGCGCCGACTTATTATTTGCTGTCATGCAACAATCCCCTTCTGTAATTGATACCGTTACGTCACCACTAAATGTTTTGAGATACTTTTGGAACTTTGCTATTTCTACTACATATTCCTCTTCTTCTTCAATAATAGAAGGCAAATAATAACTTACAAAGGTTTGAGGATTAGCATTAATAAAATAATATCCTGTTCTAAACCCCTCTCCTGTTGCAACAACCTTTACATATTCTCCTAAAGAATCATTTGTTAAACCTGTTGCACCAAGCCATTTACCTTTCATAGAAACAATATCTAATATTTTTTGAAGATGCTTACTATCATAACAAAATTGCATTTTTCTCACCTCAAAGTGTGCCTTCTTGAAGTCCTTCAATAGAATTCCAAGTTACTTTACCATTATCAATGGTTAAGAAATCAAATTCCTTATTAACCATTTCTGGATTTCTTTTACTATCCTGAACTCTAGCCGTATAAACCGACTTCTTACCAATGTCTTTTCTTGAAATTTCAATAACTTCATTCATCTTATCCATTGTTGTCGAACGTAGATTAGGAACCTTTCCTGTTGGTGTTGGATTATTAATTCCTTCATATACTTCCTTTACATGAGTAATAAAAAATCTATCACAGTCTAAACCATCTGTAATTTTTTCCATTAAATCCTCATAAACCTTATTTCTATTACCCCATAATACGGGTAAAAACTTGGCTTGGGTGCTACGTTTATCTTCAGTCATAACCAAAAAGCAAAGTCTTAGCCATCTATCAACACCATCAAAAATAAATTTTACGTGTTGCCCTTCTTCAATTCTATCCTTAGCAATTGCGACAAAGGCTTCTGCTAATTCAATTGTTTTATCTAAATCAGGATAACCTTCCTCATCTCTAACAATAGGATTCAAAATTTCAATCGTTGAATCTGAATCCCAATTTGTTCTCCATGTAGGTTCGCTACCATTATCAAAATCTAAAACCATAAGAATAGTTCCATTTTCAATTTCTTCTTTAGTTCGAGAATCAAGGGCTACACCACTTTTTCCGGTTTTTGCTTCCCCATAAATTAGGGTGCAAAGATTTGCTCGGTGTCTGCTTTGTAACTTTTCAATTCTATTCTTTACTTCGTTTTTTGCTAATTCAAGACTACTTTCTTTCTTTACTGCTTCGCCTGTTGCTACACTATTCCAACTCATTTTCTTCACCTTCTATTCTATCAATCAAATTAAATAATTGTTGTTCATATACTCTTCTTGTATATTTCTTTCCACTTTTCGTGTGAAATACTATTTGATATAACTTTTCATCACTGTATTCCACTTTTTCTTCTGATACATCTGACCATTCAACTGCTTCTACTTCAGCCGGTTTAATAGCCAAACGATTTACTTTCAAAATTTTTGGCATAAAATCACCTCTTTAGTGGGAACGGGTTCATGCTAATATGAAAAACACTATCCGCAAGACGGAGATATTTTCCCGTTATTACTGCGTAAACCACTAAAATTGTATTTACTCAAAACCATCCTGTGTCTGTTTCACCAGAATCTGTTGCTGAAGAAGGATTTCCTCGCTTATTCAAAACAACCAGACCGCAAACA